ATCAACAAGACAGAAACATATCGTGACCCTGACAGCTTTGCTGACATTGTTCGTGGTATGCATTTATACGGCAGGAAGATTCTTCGTCCAGAAGCAATCGTAACTGCTCGTTATAACGCAGCATAGGGGAGATATAAACTATGGCTACTTTTGATATGACTTCCAGTGCTACTGCTGGTGTTGGGGCAAACGTTCTTGCTGTTCCAACAGTAGTTGGTAATGCTGTACGAACCATTGAAGCAATCTTAGATATTGATGCTATGATTGCTGCAGGTGCTACCATTGCTAATGGTGACATCTTTCAACTACTTGAAATCCCCGCTGAATCAGTAATGCTTGCTGGCGGTGCGGAAATCATGAAGTCTTTTACTGCAAGTTGTACTTGTAATATTGACTTCGCTGGTGGAGATGACATTGTTGACGGTGCTGCTTTGGATGCTGCTGCTGGTACATACCTTGTACTTGGTACTAACGGCGAAGCTAACATTGTAAACACTGGTGCTGCATCTACTTATGCTGCTGCTGCATTAGCTCTTGTCGCTGCGTCAGATACCATTGATGTAGTTATTGCTGGTGCTGCTGCTGCAACTGGACGCTTACGTGTCTATGCAGTAATTGCAGATATTTCGGCTGCTCATACTGAGGCTGCTGAAGCCCAGCGTGACTTGCTGTAATACATTACTAAACTTTGGGGCTGGCTTTGTGCTGGCCCCATTGCTACATTTTAAGGAAGCATAATGGCTCTGACATACCTTGAACTAACGAATGACGTTCTCACTAGAATGAATGAAGTCGTGCTTACTGCTGGTGATTTTACTTCTGCTAGAGGTGTTCAAGTACAATCTAAAAATGCTATCAATGAAGCTATACGACACATTAATCAAAAAGAATTTGCATACCCATTTAATCATTCCACTAACACTTCTACATTAGTTCCGGGTGTAGTAAGATACACCATACCAACTGGTACAAAATACATAGATTACAATACAGCAAGAATAAAAAAGAATACTGATCTCAGTGCATCAGGGGTTAATTTAAAAAGACTTAATTACAATGAATACATAAGCAAAGAGTTCGCAACTCAAGAAGATGAAATTGAATCTACAACTCTGAATGGCACACACACAGATTCTGTGACTACCCTGACCCTTGTTTCAACTACAGGCTTTGCAGCATCAGGCAGTGTCTACATAGCTAGTGAGTTGATCTCTTATACTGCTATCTCAGGCAATACTCTTACAGGTTGCACAAGAGGTGCTGAGGGTACTACTGCTGCAGCTTACGCTAGTGGCGTAGTAGTTACACAGTTTGATAACGGAGGTGTGCCTCAGTACATTGTACGCACCCTTGATAACAATTATTTACTGTACCCTTACCCTGACAAAGAGTACACACTACTATATGATTTCTTTACGTTCCCTGATGACTTGACTGCACACGGAGACGTTACTAGTATTCCTAATAGATTTAAACCTGTCATTACAGATGGCGCTGCAGCATTCCTCTACCAGTACAGAGGTGAGATGCAACAGTACCAGATTAACTTTGACCGTTTCGAAGATGGCATTAAGAATATCCAAAGCTTATTAGTTAACAAGTTTGACTACATTAGATCAACAGCAATAAACAGGCCTTCAAACGCCAGCTTCGGAGCAACTTTTTAGTGCCAGATAGTTCCCAAGTACAACCAGCAGCATTTAACTGTGAAGGTGGTTTAGTTTTAAATCGCTCTTCTTTTCTTATGCAACCCGGTGAGGCTTTAGTTTTAGAAAACTTTGAGCCTGACGTTGAGGGTGGCTACAGAAGAATGAATGGCTTCCGTAAGTTTGTTAATCATATTGTGCCTCAGACTTCTGCTGCTTCTGAAAGAGTTATTGGTGTAGCTAACTTTGCTAACAAAGTAGTTGCAGCTAGAGGCGAAAGAATATATAATGCGGCATCTACTGAGTTAGCTACTGCTATAACTTCAAGTGAAACTATGTCAGGGTCTGGAATAATTAAAGTAGACTCAGTAACAGGGTTTACTTCTAGTGGTACAGTACAAATTGAAAGCGAGATATTTACTTATACAGGCATTAGCTCTACGGTATCTCCTAACGAACTTACAGGAGTAACTAGGGCTACCTCTAGTACTTCAGCCGCTGCACATCTTGGTAATGTAGTAGTATCTACTTCGTGGACACAGATTGACACAGGCAGGACTAACGCAAACAAATATAGATTTGAACGTTTTAATTACAATGGCACAGATAAAATTATCTTTGTTGATGAAGTAAATGCACCTGTAGTTTTTGATAGTTCTTTTAATGCAGTAGATGTTAGTAACGCTGCAGTTGCAGGCTCTAAGTTTATAGCATCTTTTAAAGATCATATGTTTTACGCAGGTAAGTCTACTACCCCAGAAGAAATAGTATTTAGTGAAGGTTTTAATGAAGACGGTTTTAGTGCAGGTGTAGCTCTTCCTTCAGGTAGTATTAGAGTAGACGATACTATTACTGGATTAAAAGTATTTCGTGATGCTTTATTTGTATTTTGTGAGAACAGGATATTTAAATTAACAGGTAATACTTCATCTGACTTTAACATGATACCAGTTACTAGAAGTATTGGCTGCCTTAACGGAGACACTATTCAGGAATTTGCAGGGGACTTAGTGTTCCTTGGCCCTGACGGTTTAAGAACAGTAGCTGCTACCGCAAAGATTGGTGATACAGAGCTTGGCACAATTAGTAAGAACGTACAGTCTATCTTTGATGCTAACATTAGAGACTCTGCATTATTTGAAAGTGTAGTGATAGCTGACAAAACACAGTACAGAATATTCTTTACTAAAGATGGGCAGGCAGAAGGAATCACTAGAGGTGTTACTTGTGTTATGAAAGCTGAGGGTTATGAGTTTTCTGAGATAAGAGGAATAAAACCTACTGCTACAGATACTCTTGTAATTGCAGGTGACGTACTGGTACTGCATGGAGATAACAACGGATTTATACAGAGACAAGAAAAGGGCAACACCTTTGATGGAACTCCTGTACTAGGTAAGTATAGAAGCTCCGACTTGTCTTTTGGTGATACTGGTATTCGTAAACACATGCAGAGAGTTATTGTTAACTACAAGCCTGAGTCAGCTATTGCTGCTGAGTTGCTAGTAAGATACGATAATGAAAACTCTGACTCTACTAGGCCCGATCCTTATACGTTAGATTCATCGGAAGTAGCTGCACAGTTTGGTAGTGCCTTGTTTAGTACTGCAGGTGGTGCTGTTAGGTTTGTTTTTGGCGGACCTTCACAGCCTCTTATAAGACAGCCAGTAGAAGGTTCAGGTTTTTCTGTTGTATTAAGAATAAATGATGGTGGTGAATCTGCACCATACTCACTTAAAGGTTTTCAGTTAGAGTATCAATTAGGAGCAAGACGTTAAATGGGCGCTACATACACAAGACAATCAAACTTTACTGATGGCGATGTCATTACAGCAGACTTGTTTAACAATGAGTTTGACCAGCTTCTAGCTGCATTTGCTTCTAGTACTGGACACACACACGATGGTACTGCTGGTGAAGGTGGTCCTATTTCTAAGATTGCAACAAATGTTCTTACTATTGGTACAAATCAAGGTGACTCATCTATTGTATTTGACGGTGACAGTAACGATGGTTCCCTACATTGGAGGGAAGATGAAGATTACTTTGAGTTTTCTGATGACATACTTATGGCTACTACTGAGAAGATACAGTTTACTAATACTTCTAACTACATTCATTCTGCTAGTGCTGGAAATATTGATCTTGTAGCAGCTACAGAAATACACCTTGTATCTACTACTATTAATATGGACGGTGCTGCAGACATCTCAGGTAACTTAGCTGTAGGTGGTAATCTTACAGTAACAGGCGATGCTACAGTAACTGGTACTACAACGTTTAATGGTGGTACACTTACTCTTGGTGATGCGGTTACAGATAACGTTGTCTTTGGTGCAGACGTAAACTCTAGCATTATTCCTAATGGTGTTGCTGGATCGTTTGACTTAGGTTCGTCAGGACAAGAGTGGCGTGACATATTCATAAATGGTACAGCACACATTGATACTCTTGATGTAGATGAGAATGCTACAGTAACAGGTACACTAGGTGTTACAGGAGTACTGACAGGTACATCTTTAGATATATCAGGTAACGTAGACATTGATGGTGTAACGAACTTAGATGTTGTAGACATTGATGGTGCAGTAAATATAGCTGCTGCTACTACAATTGATGCTGCAAATAAAATACAGTTCCGTGACACAGGGCTATTCATTAACTCTTCTGCAGATGGACAACTGGACATTGTAGCAGACACTGAAATACAAATTGCTGCGACTACTGTAGACATTAACGGCGCAGTAGATGTGTCAGGTAACTTAGTAGTTGGTGGTGACCTAACTATAACTGGCGATGACCTAGTTATGGGAACTAACACTGCAGGTATGCTTCTTATTGCTGACGGTACAAACTTTAATCCTACTGCTGTTGGTGATCTATCAGAGATAGCTACTGTTGCAAGTGATGACGTATTCTTAGCCATTGATACATCTGGTGGTGGCTTAAAGAGAATAACAAGAAGTGCTGTTGTATCAGGCTTGGCTACTTCTAGTGCTATCTCTAACGTTGTTGAAGACACTACACCACAGCTAGGTGGTAACTTAGATGTTTTAGCTCGTACTATTACAACGTCTACATCTAATGGTAATATTGCTATAACACCTAATGGTTCTGGTGTTGTTCTGATTGATGGCTTTGTAGGTATTGAAGCAGGTCTTATTGACCTTAAAAATAGTGGCTCTGCTGTTTCTCAAATAAAGTTTTATTGTGAAAGCTCCAACGCCCACGCACAAACACTTATAGGTGCGCCCCACGCTGAAAGTGGTTCAAACACTCTTACGTTACCAAGTAGTGGTGGTAACTCTCGTCTGTTATCAGCAGCTTCAACTGCAACACTAACAAACAAAACTCTTACTGCACCAAAAATAGTTGATGCTGGTTTTATTGCAGATGCTAATGGTAATGAGCAACTTATATTTCAAACTACAGGCAGTGCAGTAAATCAGTTTGAGATGACTAACTCCGCAAGTTCAACAGCTTTCTTGCAAGGCCCAATATTAGAGGCAACTGGCGGGGATTCTAATATTGACTTAAACTTACTAGCAAAAGGTACAGGAGTAGTAGCTGTTAGAGGCAACACTAACTCAGGTGCTATACAGTTTAACTGCGAGAGTAATAGTCACGGTCAAATACTTATTGGACAGCCACACAGTGCAAGTGTTACAAACACTATGCTGCTTCCTGCAGGTGCTAACTCAACTCTAGTATCACTTGTATCAACTGACACACTTACAAACAAGACACTTACATCACCTAAAATTAATGAGGATGTAGCAGTAACATCAACAGCTACGGAGATAAACCTACTTGATGGTGTTACAAGCACGACAGCCGAACTTAATATACTTGACGGTGTTACTTCAGATGCTGGAGAACTAAACACATTAGATGGTATTACTGCAGTCGTAGGTGAGTTAAATGCACTAGACATTGGCAGCACTGCTGTTGGTACTGCTGTAGCATCTAAGGCTGTTATACTTGACTCTAACAAAGACTACACAGGTATTCGTAACCTTACCATAACTGGTGAATTAGACGCAGCCACCTTAGATATTAGTGGTGCTGTAGACATTGATGGTAATGTAGATATTAATGGCACACTGTTACAAACTGGTGTAGCTACCTTTACAGCTATTCCAATAGCTAATGCAGGTATATCTGTAAAGAACGGAGCCACCTCTGCTGGATTTGTATCATTCTTTGAAGACTCAGACAATGGAAGTAACTCAGTAAAACTAATAGGGCCAGCATCTACAGCTGATGTGACCTTGACTTTACCTGCTGCTACAGGTACACTAGCAACACTTGCGGCTGCAATAGATGAAGCCACGGCACTAGCAATTGCATTAGGATAACATAGGAAAAACAAATGGCTAATACATTTAAAACAATTACACGGGATGTAGCACCAAATGCTGCAGGTACACCTGAAGTACTATACACTGTGCAAAGTAGTACTAGGATTGTTATCTTAGGACTAACACTGGCTAACGTACACACAGCACAAGTTACTGCTTCTGTTACTTTAGTTAGTACAGTTACACA